GTGGTTTTTTCTGGGGTGTAGTAGACAACATCTCCAGTATAAAATCCGTGATCAATACCATCAGTGAGTTTAATAGTTTCATCACCTAAACGATATGTTCCGCTAATAAAGAATCTTTGATTTTTAGGATCTACTTTAGAATCCAAGTAAGAGGGTAAAGAATTAGTTGCAACTAAAACTTTATCATCTTTAACATATACTTTATTGATATTTGCATTATATGTTGATACATTTGAGTATAAATTAGATTTGAATTTTGATACTCTCTTTGATGCCTTTACCTGCCTCGTTACGTCACCAACTCCACTTCCTCTTATCAGAAGTTGCTTTGTGCTAAAAACATCAGTAACAACTAAATCGTTGGGTGATTTTAAATTACTAAGATCGGTTAACTCTACAAGATCACCTATTCTAAAAATATGAGGATCTTTAGTTGTTAATTTGTAGATGTCATTATTAGCATCCTCTAAAGTTAAAGATTCTATATCATAATACTGTGCAGTATTAAAGAACCAATTATTTGACTTTAAACCTGAGGCAATTTTTCCTAGAGATTTAATTTTAATTTTTGTATTCTCTAACTGATAATATGCATCTGTTGGTTTTTGAATATCACGTAAAACCGATCTAATTTTTACTTTAATACCATCATCTTCTTGAGTCTCTGGATCATATCCATATGCAAATACATTCTGATCAATGATAGTTTTATCTGGAATTACCCGTGTTACACCACTTGTGCTGATACCTAAAAATTGAGTGCTAACCTTATCTGTATATGTTACTATACCACTAGTTCCATCTTCAAATTTAATTAAAAGAGAACCAGAATTTTCAAACCCTATGGTAGAATCAACATCAATATAAGTTTGTCCTACACCGACAGAATCTATTGCAGATGTCTTAGCATGAACAGTGAAATCTCCATACAAAAGATTTGATGCGCCATCAAATCCACTGAATGAACTATCTAAACTTACTTTATAATAGGAATCAGTAAGAACACCAACATAGACTTTTTCAACTCTAGATATTGGAGCGTATGCTTTATTGATTGATCCAGTTGAATCTTGAAATAAAGTAGCATTAAGTAAATTTTCTGGGTTACCCTCTTGGGCTTCTACAATTAAATCTCTTGTCAGTTGATATTGTGCGTTTGACGGACTAATTAAATTATCTTGAGGTCTTATTAATTCTATCTCGTCATTATATAACGCCTTGAATAAAATTTTAAAGGAAGACTCAGTTCCTCTCGTAGAATATAAATCACGAGATTGTCTTATAAATTGTGCCTGATTTAAATTATCGGTTAACTTTTCTGTTTGAAGTCCAGGTAATAATTGACCTTTTACTCTTCTTAAAAACTCTTGTAAAAATAAAACACTGAGATTTTTTACAGGAGTTTGAAATTTATGACTATCTGCCGAAGTTTCATTAAATGTCAGTTCTTCAGAATTATTGGACTTATCAAGAGAAGATACTCCAGTAAATCCTCTTTGACAAAATAAGAGTCTATTACCAAGTTTTAATTGATATACAATAATTTCATCATCTATTTGTATAATTCCAAACTGATCAGGAAATCCATCTGCATTAAAAAGATCAATGAAATTTTGAGTATCAGTGATATCAGCTGCTAATTTAGATTCATTAACAGTATTAGCATTCTCACTTAACTTTAAGTAAGAGTCAATATTATTGATTAAATCTAAAGTTCCGCCCTGAAAATCTAAACCATTATAATACTGCGAGAAAAATTCATCAATTAGAGGAAATTCATCTTTAATATACGATGCTAATTGACTCCCAAGTAGGTGGCGAATTTTTACGGTATTTTTCGGCATTTGATTCTCTTACAAAAATTTATTAATATGGGTTATTATTAACATTGACATAGCTTGATGAACTTCTATATGTTGAACCTGATGGATCAGAACCAGAAGAAATATCATCAACAATCATTTGAACACTAGAACTGTCTAACTGCAAATAAAGATCCTGTAAACCAATTACATCGTTTGAATGTGGGACTGCAAATATTTCCATAATTTGTAGTCCATCTTTATCTTTACCGGATGTAATGTTAATTGGATTTAAAGTTATACGCCCTGTCATGTAATCAATTGCACCAACATTTCTTCGTCTTACTACAGGTGTTGTTGATCCTGGTGCTTGCAAAGAATATAATGATATTACTCCAGTTTTTGTATCATTGGGTTCGTCAAAAAGATAAACATCATCTGATATATCTAGCACTTTAAAAGGACTGGATTTTATGTTGTAACCACTTAAAGATTGAACGTGCATATGATTACCAAAATCGACTGCATATTCTGCAAATTGATTAGTGGCGAGTCTCACATCCCTTCTCATTTGTATGGAGGTTAAATTAGAAGTAATTGATTGATGACTCTGATCAATAATTCCTAAAAACTTACTATATTTAAACCTTGTACCATATTTATTCAACTCAGAGGAATCTGCATATGCTTGAATGTTGTTTTGAATTGTTGTAGAAACTGCAGCAACATCTGTAATTTCTCTTGAGTTGTAATAGACCTTACTATCAGTGACAATATAGAGATACTTCAAATCTAATATCTCAGGTACAATTCCAGTTACAGAATATTTTCTTAATTGTCTTTTTATATTTTCTTTAATTCCTTGAGAAACGAAATCCCCATTTCTAGGTTTTATACTAATAAAAACTTTTCCAAATCTAGGAGGAACTAACTCTTCTCCTCCAAAAACTGATATCGACTCTGCTTCTGGATAAATTTTATTTGGAATAAGAACTTCATAATCATTTGCAGTTATTGCACGATCTTGAGTTCCATATACCTGGGGTGCATACTTTTTAATTGAAGCAACACTCTCAATAGCAGCACCACCTGTAGATGGTGCCTGAGAGGAAATAAGGGAGATTCCACTAGTTACTGTATTTTCTACAGAATCTTGCAAATAAACTAATCTACCGCTAAAATTAAAATCACTAATCCTATTGGCATTTGCTCCATCACAAACTAGATAAGAAATCTCTACAACGTTTCCATCCTCAAGTGCTCTTCCAAATACACCATCACCAAAAATAACCTCATACCTTTCATCCTCTATTTCTTGTAAAAAGAAGACTGTGGATGATCCATTTATGACATCATTAACTTTTGAATCAATTAAACTATTTGTTAAATCATATTTTAGTTTAATTGTTGAAGTATTTGACGGTTTTACCACAACCAATATTGTATCAGTATCAATCCCAGGATTATTCAGGGTAAAACGTTGATTTGGATTTTGTGAGGAGTATGTATAACTTTGAGTTATTTTTGTTCCTTCAATAACTTCTAAATTTTCAAATATTGCTCTTCTATCAAATACAGGAACTGTTGTATCTTCTAAAACATTAAAAACATACGATTGTCCACCAAACTGATTTGAAGTCGCAGCTACTGGTCCTGCCTTTAATGTAACAGATGGTGGAGATGTTGACAGTTCATCGAGGTCAACAAAAAAGTCAACAACACACCTAGATGCTTTCTTTGATTTTGGAGTATATCCAATATTCTTCGCTAATGCAACAACATTCTCTCTTAAAGTCGCACTATCAATGAATACCTCATTTGCAACCATGTTTGCATTATATGAGTTGATATAGGTATTATAAGCAAGCAGATCAATAATACTTGATAGGTTTGACCCCTCAAAGTCATAATCCGTAAAATCGGTATTTGTTCTAAGAACTTCTCTTAGTGTGCTTTTAATCTGGTCAAAGTCCAGAGTGCTAAAGTTTAGAAGTGGCATTTACCTTGTTGGTTGCAAAACAAATTCTAGTTGTTGCTCTGAGACATCCGCACCAATAATTTGATATGTAATGACAACATCATATTGATTGCTATCGAAATCTGGGTTTACTCGGACAGATTTTAGATCTACTCTTGGTTCAAATCTTCTGATTGAATTTTCAATTTCATCACGGATTGAAAGTGAAGTTATTTCATCCATGTTCTCAAAGAGCATTTGAGAAACTCTTGATCCAAATGTTGGTTGAAAAAACTTCTCTCCAGGTGTTGTAAACACAATATTACGAACTGAGCGAGAAATCGCAGTAGCATTTTTCAATGCAACCAAGTCATTATTTAAAGGATTAACCTTAAATGACATGCTTACATCTTTAAAACCGCGACTAACTCGCTCTAAGGGCATGGACCAACGTTGTATTAGAATTATATTTTATTTATGTCACATTTCTGACTAAAATTCATTAAGATTTACTTGCTTAAGAGTCATAATTTCTTCATTTTCATCAAAAATTTCAGTTTCTTTCAAAGAATCCGTCTTTTTTGGAGTTTGATCGTCATTTGCAATCTCACGGAGCATCTTTTGATGTTGATGATTCGCTAAATTGTCTAAAAAATCGTGATTTGTGGTCATTTTTCCTCTTTTTCGGGTAAATTTTCGCGTTCTTTTGCTGTTTTCCAAAAATATTCGTCCTCACGTCCCATTCCAAGGCGTTCATAACCGTTTTCGACGCTATAATACTGTGTTGAGACCTTAAAATCGGGCATTTTGGGATCAACAGGAGTCAAACTGTTGTCAAAAATACGCATTCTGTTGTTTGGATACAGTGCATACTGTCCATTATCTAGTTCAATCAAGTTTGATGACTTATGTTCAGCAGGATTCTCACTTGTTGCATAATCAACTACATCAGGGTCCTGGTGATAATTGTCCAGGGTACACACGTAGGTGCCCTTCTGAATGCCGAAATCGCGTGTGTATAGTTCATAGTCCATAGACCCAATAAACTGCTTCTGAACGGCAACTACGCCATAGTCCATACAGTTCCAAAACTGTAGGTTAGGTAGGTCCATATCAGGTTCTGGTGTTTTCGGCTCCGAGACAAACGCGCTGATCGGCAGTTTATCATACATTGCCGCATACTCAGGTAAATACGTCTCGAAATAAAAAGCGCGTCCAGGAATCGACTTTGCCGAAACCCAAACGCCCTTTACAAATTCACCGTGACCACTTTGATGGTCAGTTAAGTATTCTTTACGTACCCATACCTCAACGGAGGGAAGATTACATATAAGTGCAGCCATAGTAAAATTAATATATCTTTACTATCTAGCGACCTTGACCTCTATAACGTTTTTTCTTTCCATTCCGAGAGGTTGCCGAGAGAAGCGTGTGTTTTCCACTACCCTGACGAGTTTTCTTGGGCTTGCCCTTAACATAGCTGCCGCCTTTCATGATCATAACCGAGTTTCCTCCAGCGTAATTAAATTAACATCAAGTTCTTTTCCCTCTGAAGCACTTTCATAATAGTCTTCAGAGTATTTCTGTAAAATATCTGCACACTCTTCAGGGGAAAGGTCTGTGTGAATCCTCTCCCCCTTGTAGAGCACATTAAATGATACGGGTCTTTTCATGTCCTACACGAATGCGAGGGTCGCACCAGATATCGAAACCTGCTTCTTTTGCATCTAGGCAGAATGAGACATCCTCACCACACATATCCTGTACATTGCCAGATTCAAAGACTTGCATCTTCGGAGCAAACCAAGGATATTCCAGGTTCTCAAAAACGCCATTCTTAATCATCACCCAACCGAAACCAGTGTAATCTACCGTGAATGGTTTCTTACGCTTTGACATCGTTTCAGTAGTCTCGTGATTCATCACTCCACCATTCTTACGGAAGTCATCTTCTTCCAACCAGTGTGCTACTGAAGTCGTATGTCCATCTTCAGTAGCATACCAACCAGCAGTAATCTCCTTCTCTTCGCCATCTGCACTTACTGCAAGATCACACAGTTGCCAAAACTTAGTGGTGTCAAAAACAATATCACTATCAATCCACAGTTGGTAATCATACTTCAACTTGCCGTCCCAAGGAATCTGCTTAGGTCCACGGAGTACATTAGCACCCAAGCACTTGCAACGTGCAAAGTTTACCATTGAAGAGTAATCCTGACTGATCTGAATACTCATACCGTTCTGAACCATGTCGAAACACAGTTGAACAAAATTCTTTAAAAATGTGAAAGAACACCCACGACCTGGAAGACAAAATACAATTGCCTTACCTCGCATTCTTTCTTTGATTGCCTCAATGTCCCACTCTTCTTTCTTCTTAGTGGGCGCATTTGCTTTTACAGTAAATCCTTTAGCCATAGTTTGAATTAACCTTCAGATCAATTATATCGTAGTATGTATGCAAAGTCAATAAGATGGGTCCTCAGTAGTATGTGGAGTTTTCTCAACCTCCTCATATGACAAATCCTCAAGTGAATAATCAGTCTGCATTAGACCAACTATGCCCTTGAGGGTGTTCCAGGTTACACTGAATTCTTCCTCTTTAATACTATGAAAAATGCATTTATCCTTTGCGTATATGTGAAAAATTTTTTCTTTTTCCTTTGGAGTCATTTTTTTCCTGGGGAATTTTTTTTATATATTTTGAAATGAGAATCCGAATAATATATGTCTCTCGAATTGTCACCTCTGTAGGTTAGGGTAGTTAGCGTTTTTTATATCACGCCGCCCGCGACGATAACAACCAACCGCCCCAACACTGTGTCACGGAGTGTTACTCAGAGTCTAGCAGATATGGGGCAGAGTGTCAACAACTGCTGCCCCACTGATTAACACTTACTGTGCTGCACTGATAGCATCATTTAGTTTCTGCAGAGCAATGTTATTTTCCTCTACAATATCAGCAACGATAACATCGAGGATCTGAAGAATCTCCGCACCGTTGTTGCCAACCTTGAGCATACCAAGTGCAGTTGAACGGGTCATAAGTTGAGTGTTTTGGATGACTACACTACAGGGACACTTTACTGGTGAGTAACATTAATAGACTGCTAATCACCAGCGGACAGGTACACTCAGGTCCTCTACGTAACTGTCAATAACCCTCTCAGATCCTTCGAGTTCAAACAACTGCTCCCAGTTAATTTGATGCGGGTCAAAGTCTTCTAACGTCTCCAATTCTAACGTGATTCTATAACGCTGCTTCTGTGCCTGACTGTAGATGACTGACATGATTGGAGGTCCTTGAGTGTTACTGAACTATTATAGAATCTAGGAGAAATATTGTCAATCTGCCTGCCCATATTTATAAGGGTCACTGATACTTTTTGACTGTCAATCCCTCAAAAAACTTATGAGCGGGTGGTTGACATTTTGCGGCGTTCGTGTTAGACTGCTCGCTTAGATAACAACACCAGAGTACATTTAATCACACACAAATATACTCCACAGATACTACTGAGATACTACAGATATACCACTAAGTTACTCTTACTATAAAAAACGAAAACATATTTATAAAGGTATTTTTAATTGATTTTTTAATACTTTCTGTATCAACTTATACCAATTAGTGTTAGTAACTGTTCTTTGCTATCTAATAAAAAAGGCACCGAAATCAGGTGCCTTCATATAACCTTTCGACGGTGTTTTTTCTCTCGTTTATTACATCTACTAGACTGGAGTCAAGTAGATTTATCAAGAGATTTGCACCCAAGATAATAACAAGAGAAGAAAGAAAGATACGCATTGGTTTGTGTTAATTAGTTGGTGAAGATTAGGACTCAAGCGAATACATAACCAGACTCAAATTCTTCAGTCTTGTATACACTTTCGCCGTTAATTGCACCAACAAACTTTCTTACATACCAGGCAAAATCTTTTTGGAAAACATACTCTCCTTTGACACAAAATTCTTGGCAAAGTGCATTTAACCTAGACTTGGTAGTAACACTCTGCCAACCACCATCGTAGATAGTCATATCATTATCTGTCACGGTAGCAATAAGATTGCCGTGAAGATAAACAGAGGAAGTGTTAGTTTCCTTGTCAATCGTAACCGTAGTGTTACCAGAACTCCAGTTGATGTTTTGCTGGACTGCTTGACACATTTGGGATTCGATCTTACGCATGAAAGTGTTAATGAAAGTTGGTTTGGTGTGGGTGGTGAGTCCCTACACTATAAGGACACTTTACTGGTGAGTAACATTTACATCATCAAGGTTCGACCTCAATATATTCAATAT